ACATCCACGAAAGCACCATCAAATGGACCCGCTCTCAGACCTATAGCGGGCAAGTTTTTTTATTGTTTTCTGATAGCGTATGCATCCCTGTGATATTCCCATTTTCCCACCTTGATGGCTTGTCCCAGAAAATTTCCCCCCAGTAGATTCATCTCCCTGGCCGCAAATTTGCAGGCAAGCTGCAATAATTAATTTTGGAATGTGGCTGCCCCCCCAGAATTGTCAAGTTTACGTGCCAGGGCACAACCCTATTATGCCTCGTCTCCCCTCATGTCTTGCTCTCCCCTGAATACCAGGACGGCGTGCCTGTATTCATCTATCTCGTCTGCATTCACATCCTCATCATCGTAGACCTCATAGTCCTCCTCTCCCGACTCTATTCTCATGCATCTCTCAATGTTGACTGCATCTCTGAAGGCAATAACTGCCTTCCTTATGCCTCCCAGTGACGGCTCTTTAAGTTCATCAACCTCCATTTGGACATCCTCGACCAACATTTCTCCTCCTAGTAAGGCGGGGCCTGCAATCTGGAGTGATTCAGTGTAGACTTGGCCCACGATCAGCTCTGGCAGTGTGTCTGCTACCTTGGTAACGGCGCCAATAGCATAGATGTCGTAGATGACCTGGTCAACAAACCTGGCAGTGAGTCTGGAGTTCTGGCCATCGTCTAGGTCCACCATTAGTGCCACCAAGGACTCTTTGAAGATCCTTGTTTCCTCTCCGTTCACTATTCTGTTGACAGCCTCCACTTCTGGCAACTTTAGAGAAGTTGCCCTAAGAGTGAACTCATTTAGCCTGCTTTCTGAGTTGACCTCGACAGGTGCCTTGAACCCGTTTATGCCTGCATTCAAGTCTATAGCTGCTTGGTTGACCCCCATAATCAATGCACCGCATAGCTCGCTCCTTGAAGCATTTGCTGCTGCATGGATTGCTAGAGAATGGTAAACTCTGCCCTGCACAAAGACCCCCCGCTTAAGCTTCTCACCCTCGCGCACCCGTGATGCAACTCTCCAGCACCTTGCAATGAACTCCGCACCCATGGCAGCAGTGGCTATGTACGACTCCTGGCACGCTGGCCTCCCGTTCGCAGTCCTGTACAAGACCGTGCATGCACTCAGCTCGCAGTCGCCCTCCTTTGTAGAAAGGTTAGCGAGAGCTGCGACTGGCCCGTCCCAGATTGCATACTGTGGGAAAAGCTTCGAGACCACTGCACGGTCCAAGCGGCTCGTGTGTCTTCTGGCCCAGTTGAGGATTGGTGTGTAGTGCTTTGCCCAGTCGGGAAACTCGGTTGCCATCACCTCTGATGCCACATTCTGCTGGGCCCTGATGACCTTGAAATTAACCTTGTTGGGAAAGAGCTTGAGCACTAACTCTAGCATCACGCATATCAGGGCTTGTGTGTTCCCAGTCTGGGACAAGTATCGCCTCAAGGATCGATCTGCAGACTCGATGGGGCTATATGATGCCTCGTCCCCCATGATTCTGTGCCTGGACGTGTTCCTTGTAGATGTGGCAGGCACAGCCACAGATGAAAGCACGACAGTGGCCACATACCCCGGGGCAGTGCGGATGACCCCCTCCCCTTGGCCCGCGCCAGACTGAGCTGTTTGGAAGTTAACCCCAATAACATCCTCGCCCTCCTCGTCCCCGAGATAAACCTCTTCTGCCGCCAGCTCGTCCAGTACGGCTTCCCAAAGCGTGCATTGCACAGAGCTGGCAAGCATTGCTAAAGCTGGTGCAGGGTCTGCGGAGGCCTTCAGCGTGCACAATGTGGGGCTGCTCATTGGTATAGACCCAGGGAGCAGGGCAAAGCTCAGATGCAGGCTCTCCGCATCTTCCCGCGATGCCATGCACGATGCCTCGAGAAGGGCTAATGATCTTGCAGCGGTGACAAATGACATGAAGTCCACGTGGGAGCTGACCCCTTTGAGGTATCTCCCTATGCCAGTTGACTCCACTGTTATCATGGACTGCACGTTCTTGAAGCAGCCTATGTCATGTGTTAAATGGCTCCTGGAGGGAGAGATCCTCTTAGCTGAAGCACTTGGATCTATTCTCATGTGGACAGATGGCATAGGAGGTAGTTCCTTGCACCCCCAGAGGGTAGTGACAAGGCCCCACATCAGCCTGCCATTCCCTCCCTTCGAGGTCACGAATGCAGATGCAACTGCCGCCTTACTCAAGCACCTTCTGACTGGAGACATGCCCGCCATGCGTTCCCCGGTGAAAGTGTACACTCCCTTGGACTTCCCTGGGACAAGTTTCCCAACACTCACTCTCCCGTCGTACATGTTCCGATAGTCCACGCCTTCGCTAGGGCATCCACTTTTGAGCTTAGACGACTTGACACTCAAGGAGCTAAGGGAACCTGCAGGTCGAGCTGCAAGGCACGACGAGTAGTCGGGGAGAGTGTGATTTTCGACACACATGCCGTTTTCGTCGTAGTACCTCTCTCTAGTTAGACTTGCCAACGAAAATGCATTTTGTCTGCACACTTCGAGCTGACCATCCATCAGTACAAGGCTCTTGAGCTGCACCAAGCTTTTTGCATTGGCCCGCCTCAGTCTCCTGATTAACCCACTCCTCACTCTGAAGGGGAACAGTTGGACTACCAGTTCGTTCTTGTATGCCCTGTCGACGAGAGCCGACGCATGCTCTTGGGGCAGGGACTGGCCCAAAAGCTCAAGGACACTCGCATCCCAGCTGCAAGACTTGAGTATCTCCAAGCATATGTTGTCCACGCATCGGTCCTCCCCGCTTGACAGCAGGTCTTTGAAAAGCTGGCTCTTGCACCTCCGCTTCATCCCATTTTTGATGGTCCCAAGGATGGCGCCCGTTGGGTCAACGACACCAGACGCCTTCACCGATGTGGGGTTGGAGACCAGGTCTTGAAAGGTCGCCTGCTTGAGCTGTTGCCCGAGCGTGCCATGGACGTGTTTGCTCACAGAGTCCTTCTTAGACTCGTCGATCAACGCATCCCTCAAGGAGCACATGATGTATGTGTACATTGACAAGGAGTCCTTGTTCTCTTGGGTGTTCCAGGCCTGGAAGTGAGGCATCCCCCATCCGCCCAATGACCTTGGCGCAAAGAAGCTGTTGATGAAGGATATCGTATCGTAACCCATTAGTTCTCCGTTGGTCTGGAAAGCCAACAGGATGCACTTGTGCACTGCGGTAACATAGCAGACCAGAGGGTCGGCCCCCTTGGACATTGCAGACCTGAACGAGCCCATAACGGTGTCCATCTGAGCGTAGATGGATGCAAACCTCCTGTTCCATTCTTTGTCCGCCCTGGCGTAGACCTTCATGGGGCAGTGCACCTCAGACCCTTCGCAGAAGAACCTGTTCAGGAAGATAAACTTAATCGATGAGTACAGGGTCTTTACTGTGTCTATTTTTGCCGCCATTTGGCTCCACACTCTCTCGGTCGTCTTGAAGTGTTCATCTGCTGCCCTTTGTTGCTCCTCGGGGGTTCCAACGAGCTCTACTGCTTGCACCGCATCGTCGATCAGGCCTGCTGTTATGGCCCCCTCTTCGCCCTTGAGGTACCCCATCCTCTTGGCTTCCCGGACGCAGTAGAGAGATAGGCGCACGTTCAGAAGCGTGTCTAGGGTGCCTGTCCAGCCCTGAAATAGTCCCTTTTCGACAGGGATAGCATTCACGTAGCCCCTCTTGTTTAGCACAGCTAGGACGTCGTGCCAGATGTTCTTCAAGCAAAGGCCGCGTGGGATCGAAGTTATGCGAGCGACGTAGTCGTGATGCTCTCCCCAGGCTTCTCTATCGCCGGATGGGCTCCAACCCGAGACGTCGAGTGAATTTATCATGATCACCTTCTTCCCATCCGGGTCTGTTAGCTCACAAATCCTGTCAAAGCTCCTCTGTGTAACGTAATCTGCCTTTCTGGATGAAGCTCCGTCATACAGGGTAGATAGAACCAGCCCTGTCCTGTCATATGTGGTCGTCATCTCCCTGGTCACGGCGTCGCCGGACCACGTTTCCCTGGTCTTTAGTCCAGGCTTGGTATTCTCATTCTTGGCCGCCATCGCAGCTATGCAGTCAAACCTAGGGACTCCGTCGACCACCTGCTCGAAGGCCGACTGGGGGCTTATGCCCGGGCATATGTCAGGTGCATGATCTAGTGCATACAACAGTTCATTGTGCTCGCTCTTCCCAACGGTGGATGCACCTTGCATGCCGTCGTAGACACTGCGGCTGGGCACGACCCTAGTCACATCAGACGCCTCCCAAAACCATGTTGGAACGGTGTTCACGAAGGGTAATGTACCTTCCGCCCAAGCCTTTCCCATGTCCTCATCCTTGGGCAGCCTGAACTTTCCTTTGAGGCACGCCTTGAACCAGCTGGAGTCTTTGGGGTCGTAGCCCTCAACGCACGAGTACTTCAGGCCGGGGCCCATCCTGACCAGCAGCTTGCACAGGTCGTATGACTTGCAGTAATCTAAGAACTTCTTTAGGAATTCCTTGTCAGCCTTGTTTGGGTTCTGCATTATGTCTGACGCCTTCCTGAAGAGCGCCCTTGGGTCACAGTCGGGGGATGGTAATGCGTAGTAGAGCGTGGCGAGGTCCAGCTTTGACCTGTCAGGGATATCCAACCCGCTGATCAGGTCATGCCAATGGACTGGCAGGTCTAGGATCCCCCTGATGGCCTCAGATAGGGATTCAGTCTTCTGCCTGTACCCAACGTCCAAGGTCTCAGCGTGTGAATGAAACTCGTTCTGCAGCAAGGCCAAAGACTGCTTCATCACCCTTGGCAACTCCTCGGAGTACCCGGTTTCCTTAAGTGTTCGATGGATCCACGTGCGGCAAATGTCCAATGCGATCCTGAACTTGCCATCATCTTCCCTGAAAGAGCCCGACACGCGGTAGTTTTCTGCGTAAGAAAAGTTCCCCTCCCACCTCTTGGCTATCAAGTGCAGCTGATCGAGTATCGAATGGTCGATCACGTAGATAGCGTCGTCGTAGACCAGAACAAACAGGTTGACCACCCTGTAGGCCGCCTCGCACCCAAGCCCTTTTCCCCCTTTTGTCTCAATGAAGGATAGGTTTTCAAGGTCTAGTTCATCCATACCTTCCTTCATGTTTGAATGGCTTTCTCTGTTTTCCGGAGTGACTGAAGATGTCCTGACGAAAGATAGGGCAACATACCAGTTGTGCATGTCCACCCACATGGAGGAACCCGATTCGGCCGTCAAGACCTTGGTACAGGCGGTGCGGGTCACGTTTGTCCCTGATCTACATGAAACCAGCCCTGCAGTGACCACGTCGTTTGCCTGTACCCTTGCGTCGTTATACTTTCTCCAGTAGCTAGGGATGCCACTGGCCTTGTATTCTCCAGATAGGTATTTGCCGACTATCCTGAAGGAGGCATCACTGTCACACCAAATGGGCTTGCTCTCGAACTGGTTCAGAATCCGAGCCAGAGCGGAACCCGTCCTGGTGCACATCGTAAGGTTTTCATGGGTGGGGTTATTGAAAATGTTCTGCATGGCAAACCTGCTGAACAGCTCCCCCTCATCAAGCTCCTCATCTCCAACAAGCCCTGTGTCTTCCAACACCTCGAACAATCCGTACATGAACAATTCTTTGACTCCAGGGTTGTTGACATTGCTTTGCAGTCTGGGTATGAACCGGCGATGGTCCAGTGGTTCTCCAGAGATTGATGTCAAGAACAGTAACTTATTGGCGGCTTGGTCCCTGTATCTAGGCACATCGAACACCTGGGACATAATGATAAACGATGCAAAGAACGCAAAAAGACGATAGAAAATTTAAATTTAAAAAACCACGCCTTCACAAGTAATAAGGGATGAGCTCTTTACTTATGTTTTTAACTTTCACGATTTCACTGTGTGTTCGTGGTTGTTGCTGCTA